TCGGCGCTGTTCTCCTTGCCGGCGGCCTTCAGTTCGTCCATCTTCTGGATGGTCTCCGAGATGGACTTCCGGAGCGCGGCGTTGTGGTTTTCCGCTTCCTGGAGCCCCTTCTTATACTCGGCGGAGGTCTGGGGATCCAGTTCCACCTCGGCGATAAATTTGACGATTTCGTTGTCTATCTTTCCCATTTGCAGATTGTTTTCTCGAAGCGAAGATGGGGACCGGACAGCACAAAAAAAAGGACAGCTTCGCGTGAAGCTGTCCCAGTGCCAAGTTTTGAGTGTGGCGGGCTTCCCAGGGCCAGTGGCGGCCTCCTACGGCCGGGTGTTTATTTCTTCGCGTCCGTGAACGTGTCCTGCATCGTGCGTACCAGCTGGCCGGGGATGACGGCGTTCAGGAAGCGGCGGATGCCGCCCACCAGGTAGCCGTACACCGGCCGGTTATAGATGGGGGCGTGCTTTTTCTTGACGCCTCCCCGGCCGCGCTTCATGTCCAGGAACCGGATGTACTTCGGATATCGGAGCTGGGCGGTGGGTCCGGAGATGGTGGACGCGCCGGAGAAGGAGCGCTGGAGGTTTCCCGTCCGGCGCTGGAAGGCCGTGGCCACGGCTGCCTGTTTCGCCAGGAGCGCGTCCGTCTGGACCTGGAAGGCCCGCCCGATCTCGTGTGTGAACTCATCCGTCAGCATGTCGCAAAGGTACGCAAAAAATAGGAAACGGAAAGGACGGCTATTTGACCAGGAGGTCCTTGGACTCGTAGCGGTTCAGGGGCTCGGAGCTTCCTCCCGGGAAGGAGATCTGCCAGCGGAGGAAAGTCCCGGACCAGAAGACCTGCCCCATCCTTCCATTGTCCACCACCACGAAGGAGCAGCTCCGGATGGCCCGCTTGTTCCGGTCGTAGTGGCCGGTGTTCATCATTTTGTCGTCGTGCTTACTCATGGTCGGGGTGGTGTTTGTTGTAGTACATAATGCCGGCCAGGGATGTCGCGGCCAGGGTGTGGGCGTCGTCCAGGAGTTTCTCGATGTTCTCGATGCCGTGGACGCAGACCGCGGTCTTCCTGGTTTCCTTGGGGATGGACAGCTCGTGCTCGTTCAGTTCTGCGATGGCCTCGGCCATGTGGCCGATGGCTTCCACCAGGTGTTCGGTCGGTATCATTTCGCGCCCTCCTCTTCTTGTTTCTTGACGTGCTTCCAGTAGTAGAGGGAGAGGTCCGGAACCGGAAGGAAAAAGTCCCAGCGCTCCCATCCGGAGAGCTTGGTGTGGTAGCAGGGAAGCTCCTCCGGAAGGAATCCGGAGTCGCGGAGGTCATACATGGCCATCCGCTGGTGGTGGGGCATTTTGTCGGAGGCGTAGGCGTCGTGCCAGTCGGTGGAGTTCTCGACGGTGACGGTGCCGCCCTCGCGGAACATGTCGGAGGTGGCGTTCTCGAAGGCGGCCTCCCTGGATCCGTGCAGGATTTTCGTGAGGATGATTTTCATGGCTCTCTCCTCCTTTAGCTTGCGATGGCCGCTGCGGGCTGGGCGTTATCCTTGGCGGTGGCCGCCTGGTACATTTCCAGGGCTTCCTCGCGGTCCTGGAGCAGCTGAAGCTCGGCGTCTATCTCGGCGAGCTGGAGAGAGCACTGGCGGTGAGCCGTGGCGAAGAGGTCGCGGAGTTCGCTGAAGCGCTGCTGGTCAAACGGGCAGCCCTTCTTCTGGGCGATTTCCGCGAGGAAGGTGAAGGTCTTGAAGAGGTCGGACGTTCCGTCCACCAGTTCGTCTGCGAGGTTCCGGCAGTTGTCCAGGACCTGCTGGGAGTAGTTTTGAGTTGTGAGCATAACACAAAATAAAAAAGCAGGTGGCCTGCTCACAACTCCGACGTTTGTCGATGTGTTGCCTCGGTCTCCCTACGGCGGTCTCCTGCTGGTTAATTTCAAGCTAAAATACACCCATCTCTGGGGGTATAACAATAGCTGCCGGAGTTGTAAGCACTGCAAAGATATGTATTTATTTTTATTCTGCAAAAATTTATTTTCATTTCGTGAAACTTTTTGCAGTAAAACAAACCAGGGAGGGCTTGCAATCCTCCCTGGCAGGTACTTAAACCTAAACTTTTATGAAAATCAAACCGACGCCTCCCGGCGTTGTGGGTCTGGTCATGATTTGGGTGTCTTGGCTTTCTTGACGATGGTGAAGACGCGCCGGGCCTTCCTGGCGCCGAGTTCGTCGATGGTGACGGAGCGGATGTTCCGGCCGAAGCTCCGCCTGGTCTCCTCTTTGTCCACGGCCGCGGCCAGCTGCTCCAGCCGTTCCCGGATAAATGTCTTTTTCATGGCTTACTTGACGATGATGAAGATGATGAGCAGGATGGCGATGGCGGCCCAGGCGGCCAGGTGCAGCGCACCCTTCAGGGCGTACTCGCGGCGGACTTTGTCGGAGAGCTCGAAGTTGGGGTGGACCTTCTCGTAGATGTGGGCGCGGGGCGTGAGGCGGATCTCGTAGCCGGAGCCCAGGCTGGAGGGCGTGGCGGAGATGAAGCCGCCGTCCATGAGCTCGAACAGGGCGGCGTTGTAGGGCTGCTTGTCCAGCTGGGCCGGGCGGTCGGTGTCGGTGACGACTCCGTTCTTCCTGATGTAGCGGAGCGTGGTCTTCTGGTCTTCGGTGAGGATGATCGGTTTCATTTTCTCGTGCGTTTAAGGTTCCGGACAAAGATATGTATTTTATACAAAACCCTCCGACAGCTTCACAGCGCCGGAGGGCTACCAAAAACACAAAATTTGATGACTACGCGATCGTAGGTTATAAGAGTCTTTTCTTGAATTTCAGCCACTGCTCGCTTGTGTTCTTCGAGGAGGTGGCCTGGCCGTCCTTTGTGTATAGGCGGCCGTCGTTCCACCCTACGACTCCGGGGCAGAGTTTGCCGGAGATGTCGTAGTGGCGGACGACACGCTCCGCGGGTATGTTGAACCTCTTCATGAGTATCTTGGCGAGGTCGGCGGCATTTTCAAGTGCTGCCTCCGTGAAGTGCCAGCCGGCGTGGTTGGGCTTTTCGGAACTCGCCCCTTTATCCAGCGTGGAGCAGATCTCTATCGAGATGGTGTTGTAGTTGCTTCCGTCCGGGCAGTTCACCTTGCCCTGCTTGGTGTCACCGACCGACCAGCAGCAATAATTGCAGAGGTCCGGATTGAACTGAACCATCTCTTTGTCATCGACGGCAAAATCGGCGCTGGCCTTGCGGCGCTGGAAGACTTGCTTGACAGCCCTCGCGCTCCCTTCGGCGGAGCTTCTGCCCGCCGTGTAGTGGATGGCGATGTATTTGATGGTCCGGCCGGGCGCTTTGGTTATATGCACTCCGAGCGGAAGGTAAACCACGCAGGGGGCGATGCATTTGGTGTCTGACACTCCGAGAGCTGCCCAGGTCTTCGGGCCTACGATGCCGTCGGCGTCCAGGCCGTGTGCTTTCTGGAACGCCTTGACGGCCGCCTCGGTATCTTTCCCGAAGAAGCCGTCCGGCGTGATTCCTAACGCCGTTTGCAGGGTTTTCACGTCGGGTCCCCTGCTTCCATACTTTACTACGTCCATGGTGTCGGCGTTATTATGCGGTGGCCCAGTCTTCGGCGAACAGGTCCTCCCAGGTGGGGACGTAGGAGGTGGCCGTGGTGTCGTGATAGTCGTCGGAGACGATGATGAGAACCTGGTCGTGGTAGGTGATGCAGCCCTTGTGCCCGTTATCGAGGCCCACGGTGCCGATGATGGCCTTGACGTGCTCGGGGAGGGATGTCATCTTGGGAACTACGTCGGCCGGAACGGTCTGGGGGATCTGGCGGACGATGAAGCGGCCGGGGCTGTGCCAGCTGGTGCGGCGGACGGGGTGGCCTGCTTTCAGTGCGGGAAGGATTTCAGAGAATTTCATAAGCTGGTGGTTTTTTATATGACGTTGATCCCGCGGATGTTGAACTGCATGGTCCATCCGTGGGAGTTTGCGAGCTCCTTGGACGACCAGACCGACAGCGTGGCGGGATAGTCCATCCAATAAATGCCACGCTGGGGGTCATCGTCGTCTCTCATGTGCTGCCGGATGGCAGTCAGGAGGGCGAGGGTCTTGTCCTGGTCGATGGCAGTGGCGACCAGGTCGTAGTTGTCGGGATGGGGCGTGGCCACGGTGACGCCGACGTGGATGAGGTCGGTCTTGACGTCCACCTTGCGGTCGATGCTGGAGTTCACGGTGTCGAACTCCACGCAGAGGTACGTCCCCCGGATGTCGGTGATCCGTTTCGCGATTTTGTCGGCGTCCGCGCCGAAGACGAAGTCCGTGATGCCCGGGAGCCGGTGGTCGGAGTCGTCGGAGAGGATCTCCTGCTTCAGGGCGGCGTAGTCCTGGCCGGTGGGCAGCTGGAAGATTTTCTCCAGGGCGGCCACCGGTACGAAGCGGGCGAAATACTTGAAGATTGTGAGGATCATGGTGTCAGGCGTCGAAGTTGGAGGTGAAGGGTGCGACCTGGTCCACCGTGAGGTGCAGCTTCTCGGCGATCTTCCCGGGCTTCAGGCCGGCGCCGGCGAGGGTCTGGATGCTGTCGATGGTCTGCTGGACCAGGGCGGAGAGGTAGGTGTGGACGTCCAGGCGGCGGACCTGCTCCACGTCTCCGAGCCCCGCCTTGGAAAGGGCGAAGACGGAGCTCTGGAGACCCACTGGAGAGGGTGCGGCGCTGTGGTCGGTGTGGTTGAAGAGGAGGTCGTAGTCAGGATCCGCGGCGATGGCCTCGGTGATGCCGCGGAAGTTGTAGAGGATGCCCAGCTTCTCTTCCCTGGTGAAGGTGGTGAGATTCCGGGCGTAGTGGGGAGCCGGCAGCGGGTACAGGGTGTGGACCAGGCTGGCCAGCACTTCCAGGGCGGCGTCTTCGTTCCGCTCGCTCCTGGTGATGGCGGAGTAGTGGTTCAGGAGGGCGATCCCCTCGATGTACTGGCCGGCCGTGAGGTCGGTGTCCACGACTCCTGCAGCATCGGTGCGGTAGCTGTAGCCCTTGATGCCGTTCACGGCGCCCACGATGTTATTGTGGAGCCGGATGGTGACGGTGAGCTCGCGGGATCCGTCCTCGCGGTCGCGGAGGGTGTAGGGGAAGGTGATGAGCTCGCCCACGCGGAAGATGTTCTCGTAGAGATTGTCGCCGGGCTTCACCTTCCGGAGGTTCAGGCCCAGGGCGGCGATGGCCAGCTCCGTCCGGAACTCATCGAAGCCGGTGATCCTGGTCTCGAAGCGGAAGATGGCCTGGCAGAGGGCCAGGAACTGGGCGCGGTCGGTGACTTCGCTCCAGCGGGCCGGTATCTCGTAGGCGTGGCCGTTCAGGATGATCTTCGTCATAGCACCGTATAGACTTTGTCGTCCTCATCGTTTCCGCCGGCGCCTACGGTCGTAGTGCCGGAGGCCACGGCCTTCATCCGCTCGATGGATGAGAGGATGGAGGTGTAGCGGGAGATGAGCTGGTTGTAGAGCGTGACGCGGGCCTGGGGGTTCGAGCCCTTGGTGTACTCGTGGTTGTAATCCCAGCGGATGGCACGCGGGAGCTCGGTGACGTCGAACTGCATGATGGCCTGGGCGATGACTTTGTAGCAGAGGGCCTCCTTCGCCAGCTCCATCATTTCCTCCGAGGGATTCTCCGGGAGCGTGGGCTTGACGTCGGAGCGCCAGGTCTGGCGCACCAGGAAGAGCACCTTGTGGAAGAAGAAGGAGGAGCCGCCGATGCCGTAGTAGTGGTCGAACTCGCGGCCGGTCTTCACCGGCAGCTTCTGGCGCTCGGCGTATTCGTCCGTCTCCTGGTAGCCGGCGATGGCCGGGTTCTCATCCAGGAAGTCCAGGAGGCGGTCCATGGCCAGCCAGTAGGCCTCGGCGTAGGAGTCCTTGATTTCCTCGTGCTGGTATTTGTAGAGAGAGGCGTCGCTGCCGTTTTTCTTGACGCTGGAGAAGATCTGGTACTTGAGCATCGCGCCGGCGGCGACGGCCGTCTTCAGGAGTTCCTTCCCTTCCAGAAGGATCTCATCGGAGACGGTTGTCTCCTCTTCCTGGGCGGGCTCTTGTGCGGGCTCCTGGGCCTGTTCCTGCCCGGGCTCCTGTTCGGTCTCCTGGGCGGGCTGCTGGACGGGATTCGGGGCCGTTGCGCCCGCCAGGGCCACGTACACGTTCGCGGTGATGAGCGGCATGACGGACAGGACCACCGTCCGGATGGACGGGGCCAGCTGCTCGTAGGTGGTATCGGCCACCAGGCCGTCGGTGTAGGCCTGGAAGTCGGAGAGGTCGGTGAAGAGGTCGGTGGGTTTCATGGCTTACTCGGCGGGCTGGTTGGTGAGACGGTTCTGGGGCGAGATGTCCTCCTGGCGCTGGACGCTGGGGCGGTGGAAGCCCAGGCGGATCCCTTCGGCGTATTTCGCGGGGAAGTTGATGGCGATGGCGCGGTTGATGTCGGCGCACACCACGTCCTCCGGGATGCTCTGCTGGGTGAGATAAATGACGTAGTTGTAGTAGGCGTCGGCGCCGCTCTTGGAGATGGTGCCGTCGCTGGTGATGTTCGAGATGCTGGGGTCGATGCCTTTGGCGGACAGGAGCACCATGTCGGCGCGTTTGTCGTAGGTGATCTGCGCCTCGATGTACTCCTTGTATTTCTGGGGGATCTCCTCGATGACCCATTTCTCGATGTCGCCGTTCTCGTTCATGAAGGAGCGGGTGGCGTAGGTCTTCCCCTGGTTCTTTCCGCGGCCGGCGAGGAAGTTGGTCAGGTTCTGGAGCTCCCGGCGGACGTATTCGTCCAGGAGGGCCTCCGTGTACTCCGTGCCGATCTCCATCTCTTCGTCTCCCACCTTGATCTTGATGAGTTCGTCATCCTTGGCGCCGGCGGCCTTTTTCGAGGCGTTCGCCTGGCAGAGTTCCTCCAGGGCGTTCTTTTTGGCGTTGTACCAGGCGTTGGGGATGATGACGTGATGACGGGCGGACAGGGAGTTCTCCAGGAAGGAGTTGATGTAGTCCGGCGTTGCATTACAGCCGCGGATCCAGGACTTGATGCCCTTGAAGAAGACGTTCGTGGCGTAGATGTCCGTCTCGTAGTTCGCGTTCTTGGTGTAGGAGATGGCGCCGTCCGCCCTGGTGGGGTTCACGGCCGAGAAGCGCGGGTAGGCCTTGTATTTCGTCACGTTCCCGCCACGTCTCCAGGCACCAACCAGGACGCGGTCGAAGTCGGCGTTCTCGATGTCGGTCTTCTGGGAGATGTCGGTGGTGGTGGCCAGACGTGCGCGGAGCTCGGAGATATGCTCCAGGCCGGCGACGGGAAGGGTGCCGGGCACGATGGGGCGGCCGTCCTTCCCGGGGCGGGAGCCCTTGGAGAGGTGCCACTTGGTGAAGATGCCCTCGCTGTAGTAGTAGGAGCGGATGGCCTTCCGGAGGTAGTCCTTGTATGAGTCCATGAGGCCGCGTTCCTGCCAGCTCTCCAGCCACGCCAGGATCTCCTGGTCCTTCAGGTACCGGCGCTTGGCGGTTCCATCCTGGGCGATTTCGTCGATGTAGAGCTGGGGGCCGCTGCCGTACAGGATGGCCACCTGCTTCTCGATGAGGGAAGGGAGGAGACGGTTCCCGCTGATGAGGTCGGAGCAGACGTCCGGGTCGTCGTTATGGCTGCCGGCGGGCCAGTAGAAGTACGCCCCCATACGCTGGGGGGATAGGATGGCGGCCCGCTCCTCTGCCGTGACGCTGCCGGTCTTCGCCGCCGCGGTGAGCGTGCCCTCGCCGATCTGATAGGTGAGGCTGTAGCCTTCGCCCGTGATGGTTCCGATTTTATTCATACCAAATAACTCTGTATAGCTTGTTGTCTTCGTTCGAGAAACCGATGCAGCGGATGAGGGCACGGTAGCAGCTGCGGGGCTTGCCGTCGGATGTGAGGAAGAGGAAGTAGTGCTTGCCCTTCAGCTCCCACTTCTCCTGGGGGAGCGGGAGTCTCATCGTGCAGCCGGTGAAGCTCCGGAGCTGGACAGGATCCTCTCCCTGTTTCTTCCTGGAGAAGGGGAAGAAGGAGATGGAGAAAGAGCCGCCGGCCTTGGATATGGCCTCGGCCCGCTGTAGTGCGTCTATGCCTCGTATCGTGTCCATCGTTCTCTTTGCTGGCGAAGTTAGTCATCCGTCCGCGGCCGTGAAAGGACAGCTCGGCCGTCATATTTCCGTCGTTTCGACCCTTGCATTACAGGTCGAGAAATTAGCGGCGCCGCGCTCTCGAAGCGCTCGCGGGTTGTCACGGTCCCAAATTTCCCCTGCATCTTTTTATCTTTCAGCGATTTGTCCCAAATTTAAGCAGCACACAGGGTGTCGGTTTATCCCGTGAAGTTGGAAGAAATAGCCCCTGCCGACTCGGTGGAACGCACGCCGGGGAAGAATTTCTTGTATAATCCCCAGACCAGATACGTCAAAGCGCTCGGGATTTGCGGCGTCAGTCCGGCCTGGAGGTCGATCCGGACCTTCCGCTCCGGAGATTTGTCCAGCTCCACCGGAGAGCTGCCCGGTATTTTCTTACAGCAATACATGGCGGAGACCAGGTTCTGGCACTCATTGGAGTCGATCCGGATCTTCGGCACGTTCCGCTCCTGCTCGGCCAGGAGCCGGCGCCAGAGCCGGTGGTGCTGCCAGTGGTAGATGGTCGCCTGGTCGAGGTTCATGAGGCGGACCCGCCAGCCGTAGCTCTCCAGCTCCTTCTTCAGCTTCTCGGCATCGGTCCGGGCGTCTCGCTCGTACTGCTTGTTGTGTTTGTTGCCGGCGCGGTCGTAGTATAGGTCGATAAATCGCAGGCGGACTGCTGGCCCAAAGAACGCCTCGATTTTTCGGGCCAGGTCGGCCGCGTCCTCCGGAGGATAGACAAAGAACTCCTTCAGGACCCGGAGCGTGTTGTCTGCTTTCTTTTCCTGGGCGGCCACCACGGAGGAGAAGCTGCCGGGGTCATAACCCAGGAGGAGCTTCTGGACGGGGTCGTAGTACTTCAGATGCTCGGCCGAGATGGTGAAGGTTTCCTTCAGGTTCAGCTTCTGGATGACGGTGTTGTGGTAGGAGTCGTCGAAGGTGTGGCGCTCCTCGTTCCAGAGCTCGAAGAAGAGGTTGTCGCGGTTCCGGTCGCCGATGGAGCAGATGGAGGACAAAAACTCGCTCATGTCCAGGATCTCGCGTTGTGTCTTGAAATACTCAAAGCCCAGGACGTCGCGATTGACGAAGGTGGACGCCCGGATGAAGAAGGTGGCCGAGCGTCGGAGCTCGTTCAGGACTGGCCCCCACTTGGCGATGCGTGAGGTGGCGATGCGCTCCTTCTGATGGGTTTCCAGGTAGTAGTTGGCGCGGTTGATCTCGATGGCCAGGGTGAGGATGTCGGCGATGAGCTGGGGGTCGGTCTGCTCTTCGTAGTCCATGAACCAGTTGGACTCGCCGATGGAGACGCGGCCTATGTCGGTGACGCCGGTGATGCCTCCGTGCAGGTAGCATTTGTGGGCCTCGCTCCCGCTGCCGATGCGTGAGGTGCGGATGGCTGGGATGATGCGCGTCCTCACCTTCTCGCCGTCGGTGTACTTCATCTCCTCCAGGAAGGCGTGGACCACGGAACGGCCGGCGATGGAGTCGGCACGGTCCACGGAGACGGCCTGCAGTACGTGTCCGTCCGCGAAGACGATGGAGCGCTCCGGATAGATGAGCGGATAGCGGGGACTCTGGAAGTGCTTGGGCAGGTCCTTCTCTCCGACGACGTAGTCGATGCCCTCGGCCAGCTGGGGCCGCGTGGATCCGTCCGGAAGGGTGAGTTCCGTCCGGAAGGATTCGAGGACGGTGGGGAGGACGTTGGTGAACAGGGCCACGAAGGACTTGTGCGAGATGATGGACGTCTCCCTGGGCATGAGACGAGCCACCCGGAGGATCCGCGGCGCCGTTATCTGGGAAGTCTTACCCAGTCCTCGGCCGGCGACTGCCATGAGGATCCGCGGGTCGATGAGATTGATGAGCGCCTGGACTTTATTCAGGTAGAGCTCGATGATGTCAGTCTGCGAGGATGTCTGCGTCATGTTCGTCTTGGTCTTCTATGGGTTCCACGGTCCGGATGCCGGCCTCATTGAGGAGCCGGATCTTCTCGGCCTCGGTCGTCTCCAGGCCTTCGATCATGGCCTTGAACTTGCGGTCCTCGGCCCGGCGGGCGATGTCGGCGAGCTTCTGGGATTCGTAGCCCAGATCCTCCGGCCGGATGTTGATGTTGTAGATGATGATGGGCGGGGTCCAGTTGAACTCCTCACGCTCGCGCTGCATCGTCCGGAGCTCGTGGGCTTTTTCCAGGGCTCGCTGGGCGGTGGCGTATTTGTCGGCGGCGATGGCTACGCGGGCCAGGTCGTCCATGGCGTCCGCGTACTTCAGATCCAGGGCCCGGGCGCTGACTTCCGGGTCCACGTAGTAGTACTCCAGGGCGTCGCGGTAGATGTTCCGGGCCTGGGTGACGGTAAGGGTCGGCCAGCGCTTCCGGAGGGCTTCCACGGCCCGGGTGTAGCTGTTACGGTTGTAGTTCAGGATCTGGATCATGGAGTTCATCTGGAGGATGTATTCCACCAGGGACTCCGGGATGGATGCCGGCGTCACTCCTTTCGTCACGAGGGCCTGGATGTCGTCGGCCGGTATGGACTCCAGCAGCTGGAGGCGGTCTGGTTTGCTCATATATTGAAAAGCTCTTTTTTCAGATTGTCCACTTTGCGCTGCTGGTTCACCCTGGCCAGCAGCTCCAGCGCGTCAGTGTCGCCCCCGTCTGCGAGGGTGACAAGGGTGGCGTGAGGGTCCTCTTCGCTGTGGGCCCTGGAGATGAGGAAGGCCTCGTGCAGCGGGTGGGCCTTGCTGGCGATGTCCAGGAGGAAGTCGCGGCGGGCCGGTCCTTCCAGGTTCATCCGCTCGGCGATCTGCCGGGGATGGAGGCCCATGACGGCGTAGTCCTTCACCTGGGCGATGAACTCTTCGGGGTACTCTCTGGCTTTCATTTTTTGCCTGTTCTTATAAATTCGGCGAAGACCTCGCGGAAGAGGCGGAGTTTCGCCTGGTGTTTTTCACGATTGGCACGGGCGGTCTCCTTCTGGGCCTCCGTGGTTCTTTTCCCGTTGATCTGGGAGGTGTATCTGGTGATGTTGAGCTCGATGTTCTTCCGCTCCTGGAAGAAGGCCTCCGGGTCATTTTTGAGGGTTTCCAGGATGCGCTGCCGTTCGTCTTTGTGGACGATGAAGGGATGCTCGCCCAGGAACTCGCCGGTGTCATTGAACCGGCGGAGCTCATCGAAGCAGAGCTCCAGGCGGACAGAGGTCTCCACAATTTCCTCCAGGGTTGCCCGGGTGGCCGTTCCGTCCTGGGTTGCTGCTTCCAGTTCCTTCAGGCGGGAGAAGCAGTTGATCCGGTCGGAGAAGATGCTGTCGGCCGTTCTGATGAGTGGATTGTCCAGCTGCTTCCATGGGATGGATGGGTACTGGTCAAATTTTGAGATTTTCGGCCGGTTTTCGGCCGGTTTCTCGGCTTTTTGGACTCCCGCCGGAGTGGAGGACCGGACAGGGCCTTCCGTGACTTCCTGGGGCTTTTTCGTGGGCTCACGAAAAAGATCCGGAGCCGGGGCGCACCTGGCCTGGATTTCCTCGATGGTGAAGGTATCGAGCAGGATGTAGAGCAGCTCCGCCGCCAGGGCGGACTGGTTGGAGTCTATCCTGGAGGATGCGGGGTTGTGGATGCTCTCCAGCATCGCTCGGTAGATGGGGATGTTGGCAGGATCCGCCGCTTTTTTTGTGATGGCCAACTGCTGGGCGAAGTCGTACATGGGTCTAATTTAATAAAACAGGGCCGTCATAAGGCGGCCCCGTTTGGTGGTGGTTCCAGGTTTTAGTTGCCGGTCACGACCTCTTCCTCTTCCTCGGCTTCGACCAGGGATCCCAGATACTTCAGGGGCTGGAAGAAGAAGGGGCTGATGAAGGAGACGTCGCAGCTGGTGTTCTCCGCGTTCTTGCGGCGGCTGTGATTCTGGAAGTAGTAGGGGCAGTACGGGCGGCCGTAGATGCGCTTCTCACCGGTGAAACGGTCCACGACGGCGATGTAGAAGCCGCGGCCGTGCTGGTTCTCGATGAAGTCGTCGATCTCTTTGGCATCGCCTCCGATGGTGCCGGCCAGGGTGTTCGTCATCTCGGTCGTGATGTCGTTCCCGGAGCCTTCGGATGTGTCGGCTGTGGTGAACTTCACGAAGGGGACCTTTACCCAGGCCTCGTTCTCGTTGAGAGTGAGGGCTGCCATCGTGCGGTTCGTCTCATCGATGGTGGGGGGGGTGGTCAGGTCCACGGCATCCTCCGGGAGGAGGTAGATGTCATTGTGGAGACGTTTCCCCTGGGATTCGATGTCGGTGACTCTTGCGATAGTAGGGACTTTTTTCATGGCATTACAGGATTAAGAGGGAGCCGGACGGGCCGGCTCCCTGGTTTGACGGTTTAGCCACGGGCGACCTCGATGAACTTGGAGGTGGTGGGGTTGTAATAGACTTCCAGGTACTTGCCGACTGCGTCGGGTTCCCAGGCGGCGGTCAGCTCGGAGAACTTGCCGCTCTTGGCGATCTTGGAGGCGTTGGTGGTGCTGCCGCACTCGATGCGGTACACGACGCCGGCCTTCGCACCGACGATATCGGTGATGGAGACGGGCACGTCGGCGCCGGCGTCACCAGTTCCGGTAGTGTTGGCTCCGGTGGTGATGAGGAAGCCGAGATCCTCGGAGGTGGTGGCGTTCTTCACGGCAGGGGTGGCTTCGTCTGCGGAGGCAGCGATAGCCGGCCAGTTCATGAAGATCCACTGGCCCTCGAAGTTGTTCGCCTCCAGGAGTGCGAGGGATGCGAACTCCTTACCGGCGTAGGTTACGCCGGCGCCTTCCTTCCAGTAGGAGTAGGAAAGGACCTCTTCCAGGTGGCGCTCGAACTTGAAGTCATACTCCTCGCCCGGAACGTTCTGGAGGAGCTCGATGTTGCCGGGAACGGTGGCCACCAGGAGCTTCAGGTTGCCCATGTTAGGCACCCAGACGATCTTGGTCTCGTGGTTCGGAACCTTGAACTCGACGCCGTCGAAGTCCGTGTCCTTGCCGTACTTGGAGCGATACCACTCCTTGAACATGGGGAGGTGGGTCTTGTTGGCGTAGAGAACCATCTGGTCGGCCAGGTCGGGCTGGTACAGCTTCACCTTCTCCATGAAGGCGATCATGACGTCGCCGATCGTGGACTTGGTGTAGCTGGCGAGGACGCTGTCCTTGAACGGGTTCAGCTTGTGGGCCTCGTAGAGCTTGATGAGACGCCAGACGACGCCGGTGGACGCGAAGTTCGCAGGGCCGGCAGCGCTGGCCACGGGCTCGACGCGGCAGCCGAGGATGGCGCGGCTGTTGCGCTCGTTCGCGACCTTCTTGGCCATCTCCAGGACGATCCACTCGATGAGGGTCCACTTCACGGGGTCGGAGCCCTCGCGGTTCAGGTAGTTCAGGTAGGACTTCTCCAGGGACTTCATGTCCGGGAAGCGCACCTTGACCATGGCGTCGTCCACGACGGCCTTCTCGGGGGTGAACTTCACGTCGCCCTTGAAGACTTCGCCGGCCTGGTAGGCCTGGGAGATCTCGGAGAAGATGACGTTGGTGAGGATTTCGCCGCTCTGGATGTTGGACACGGTGTCGAAGATGCCGGCCAGCGTGGGGAGCTGGACGATGCGGGCGATGACCATGTCGCGGCGGATGTTGAACTGGCGGGTCCCGATCTCGGTGTCGCTGTTCAGTTCGGTCAGATCCACGGAGCCCTTGCGGATCCCGGGGATGAGTCCGGCCTTGTGCAGCTCGGCGTAGCGGGCGGTGAGGCCTTCGCAGTAGGCGCCGAAGTCGGCCTCCAGGGTGTCGCGGTCGGCACGGGAGGCGACGCCGTCGATGCGGCCGTTCACCATGATACGGTTGTACCTCTTCGTGGTGGCGAAGAAGTCGTGCTCGATGCCGAAGGCGTGGGCGGAAGTGTGGGCACCGGTGACGATGACCTGATTCTTCACGACGGCCTCGGGCTTGTCATCCCCGGCCTGGCCCGCGAGCTTCTCGATGGTCGCGCCCTGGGAGGTGACGGTTTCCTGGAGCTTGCCGATGGCGGCGAGGACGGTGGCCTGGCCTTCGGGGGTCTTGGCAGCTTCCGGGGCGATGCCCAGAGCTTCGGCGGCGGCGGTGAAGGTGGCGCTGATCCTGGCCTGCTCCCTCTCTCTTTCCTGCTCTGCGAGGAACTCCTTGGAGTCCTTCTCGAAGGAGCCGTCGCCCTGGGCCTTGTTGTACGCCTCGATGAGCGCGGCCTGGTCCTCGGCGGTGAGTTCCTTCTTGTCGAATTTGTCCTTCATGCCGAGAGCAGTGAGAGCGGCGAGAAGGTTCTGCATGAATTTCTTCATGGTGCTACAGGTTTAATGTGTTAATATCTAAGGATGGACTTTGCGGTTTGTTGGCACGGCGGAGAAGCGCTTCCAGAGCGTCGTCCAGGGTCTTCTGGCCGTCGATGAGGTCGGCAGCCTGGGCTTCTTCGCTGTAGTAGGTCTCGCCTTCCTGGGCGGGCTGGGTCACGTCCTTCCGGACGCTCTTGACGTCCTCGATGAACTGGAGGGCCATCGGGTCCAGGTAGCGCTTGATGTACTCATCGCCCTCTCCCATCATGGCGTCGCGGAAGACTTTGTTCTTCAGCGGGGAGTAGGTGCTGTAGTACTCCCTCTCCTTGATGCCGTATTTCTCCAGCATCTCCCGGTCATCCCAGAAGGCGCCGACAATACCGATACAGCCTACCAGGGAGAACTTGGCGGTGGTGTAGATTCGGTCGGCAGCTGCTGCCAGATAGTAGCCGGCGGAGGCGGCCATGGATTCGATGACGGCGAAGCAGGGCTTCTTCAGGCCCTTAATAGTCAGGAAGGCCTCATGGAGACCGAAGGCCTCGCCGCCGGGGCTGTCGATGTGGAGCAGGTGGGCGACGATGGCGGGGTTCTCTTCGGCGGCCTGGAGGTCCGCGATGAGCTGGGCGGTGGAGAAACGCCACCAGGAGCGGTAGGTGATGGTGCCGAAGATGGGGTGGTATGCGACGGATCCGGCCGGGATCTCCTGGTCGGAAAAGTCAGAGGGGAAGGCGAAGGAGGCGGAGGCCGGCTTCAGGATGGCCTCCTTGTATGGCTTGTGCTCTTCCTCCTCCAGCACGACCACGGAGTCGTGATCGTGGGAAGATGTGGCCGGGATGTCGGCCATGAAGAGGATGGTGGGCTTATTTTTTAACATTACGGTCCGTGTTTTCGGCAAATGTAGGCAGGCCGGACCGTAAAAAATAGGACAGCAGAGGCTATAGGTCCAGGGGTTCCGTGGTCTCGAAGGTCGTCTCCACCACGCTCATCCCCTGATCTCCCGGGGTGACGGTGATGATGGGAGCCTCGCCAGGTGAACCGATGATCCGGATCGAGCCGTCCGACATGATGACTCCGACGTAGCGGTTCGCCCCGTCATGCTGGCGGACGGAGCAGTCGGCCGTCACGGCCCGGAAGCGCTGCATCCAGACGTCTCCCCGGTCGTCTCTTTGTGGTGTCTGGTCCAGGCTCACCTTGGACTTGCAGGCGAACTCCTCGGCGCCGACGGGGATGTAGGTGATTTTCTGGAGAAGGAGGGCTTCCTGGATGAGCTCCGGGCGGATGAGGACGAAGTGGCTGGTGATCTCGATCATGGGTGGATGGTTTTGTCGCGGTTTTGCCCCGAAATATCTGGGACTTCTCGGGAGGGAGATTTTTATTAAAAGTCTTTGTTTTCGATTGGAATTACATATCCCTCCGGATGCCGGCGGCGGAAGCGGAACCAGTCCTTCCGGAGCATCTCGTAGGTCACGAGGTCCATGTCGATCTTGTGAAGCTGGCAGAAGTTCAGGATGGCGTCGTGGATTTTGAGGTCGTCATTGTTGCCCAGGGCGCCGGTCATATAGCTCCGGTACGACTGCTTGAAGAAGCGCATGAGGTAGTCGGCCACCACTCGCTGGCCGTCCTCGGTGAGATAGCTCCGCCAGAGTGAGTCGGTGACGATGACCTTCCTGGAGGGGTGGTTGTAGTTCTTGCGGTGGATGGTATAGACGGCGATCCTGATGGTGTCGGTGGTGCCGGCGGCAGGGGTGGGCCGGAAGTCCGGGGGCACCAGGTCCAGGTGAGTCTTCACCAGACCCCACAGCCTGGACTCCCTGGAGGGGATGATGATGTCAGACCCCTCGTTTACGGCGAGGAGGTACGCCTTCAGGGCCGGGAGGACCTTGACGGTGACGGTCTGGCAGTCGGTGGGGCATTTTTCCATGCCGCAAAGTTACGAAAAGCCCCGGATTTGACTGGGACCGGGACCAGGAGCCCTGGGGCCGGTGGTGCCGGCACTCCTGGAGAGCGCCCAGGTGGCCCGGATCCGCCGGTCCCCGCACTCTCTCTGACACCCCCCCCCTTGTTAAAGTCGCGATTTTTTTAGTGCTTCAGAACTGAAAGAGATAAAGCGCTGATTTATAGCGCGTTTTTCAGTTCTATTTCTACGTGCTGAAAATCTTCCGGCCTTCCGTGCTGGTTAGTGCTGGATTAGTGCTGAATTAGTGCTGAAAATTTTGGCCTTACTTAAAGTATTACTTTAGGTAAATTTTGGGGTTTATGAGACTGGGACACAATACTTTGCGAGATTGAGGGCCGAGGGCGTTTTTCGTGGCCGTTTTTCGGTCAGTTCTGACGCACTGTTTTTTCGTAATTTTTTATAAAGGGGGTCTTTCTTCGTAAAAAGAAATAATAATAAATAGGGCGTTTTGCGCTGATTCCCAATACTTTCGCCAGAGTTCAGTTTTATAATTTTCTTTGGGAAAGAGGTGGAGAGGCGAGGCGGAGAGTGCTCGAAAGTGCTGAAAAGTCAGCACTAATTGTTCGTGCTGCTTTAGTGCTGACGCCCAAAAGCAGCCCAAAAAGGTCAATTTTCCGCGGGTTTTCACTCGTTCCGATGTAATTCCCAGCTCTCACCGACATCTCTCCTGTGAGCGTCGAAAACCCGCCGAAAATTGGATTTATCCGCGGCTTCGCTATTCCGGCCAGAGGCCGGGCGGCCGCGGGAGACGAAAAAACGGCCCCCTGGAAGGAAGCCGTCGGTGTGAGCGTGCTGGATTCAGTTCCGGAAGAGCATGATGTCCGTGATCCGGATGTCTCTGATGCCCCCGTCGCGCTGGAGGCGCCTGGCGCCCCTGAAGGGTGACTGGATGCCGTGGACGCCCTCCATCCAGTCGCAGAGCTCGATGAGGCGCGACTTGTCGCTGGTGAAGTAGAAGTACGGGTGGCCGGAGAGGATCGGGAGCGTGTCCAGGCTGTCGGCCATCCTCCAGAAGTGCTCGTAGTGGCCGGCGTCCGTCGATAGATAGGGAGGATCCAGGAGGAAGCAGACGGACGGATCGTCCTGGAAGCTGGCCGCCAGCTCGCGGAAGTCCTGGTTCACGGTCTCCACGCCTTCCAGGTAGCCCTCACGGGTGTAGATCTTCTCCTTGGTGTTGTTATACCACGTTTTGGCGCGGAGATCTTCGGCCGAGTGCGCGTAATTCATCGCAAAGAAGAGCTCCGAGGATATGGTGATAGCGTCGAGATACCCCCCCCCACCTGTCGATGACGGCCATGACGCGGGCCTTGGCTGCATCGGTGATCCTCTTCCCCTTCGGTTCATCCTTCAGGATGTTCCGGACGATGGAGAGGATGATGTTGGTGTCCTCGATGTGGTCCAGGCGCTCGGTGAAGTTGTCGTGGTCGTTATAGACGACGCGGAGGTCCGGCCGCGTCTCCTTTGCCGTGTGGGCCAGGAGGCCGGAACCGCCGAAAAGGTCCACGACGGTCGTGATGCCGGTGAACTCCCGGAGAGCTTCAGCAAAACGGCCGGCGAAGTCTTTCTTCTGGCCCAGGAACGGCAGCGGCGCGGTGGTGTATCTCATAGGAGGAAGAGGATGACGGCCAGGACGTTCACGTAGAGCACGCCCAGGAGGCCGGAGGTGATGTCGATGAGCTCGGCCGTCTGGGTTTCGGGATGGGCGGCGTCGTAGAGTTCCTTCCCCACGAGGGCGGCGATGGCCACGGCGTCGGCGATGAGAAGGGCCCACCACCAGGCGAGGAAGTGGACCAGGATGACAAGGATGAGTGCGGCGATGTCTTCGCCGGCGATGTGGTGCAGGAGGCAGTCGGCCCGTCTGGCGATGAGTTTGATGTAGTCGATGATTTTCTTCATGGCTTTCCGTTTTTTAGTTCAGTTCTGTCTCCTGCGAAGGTAGGGTGGAGACGCGAGGCGGGAAAGGACCGGTGGGCGACGTCACGCCTCCCTGGAGTTGATGCAGTGGACGGTGGCCGGATCCTGGAAGATTTCCTTGTGGTAGCAGTGCGAGCAGATGGTCTCCTCGGCATCCGCCCACCAGCAGTTTCCGTGCGTGGGATTGTGGCAGGGGTCGGTCATGGTGCAGCCGCACACCCGGCAGACTCCGGGTGTCCTTTTGGCGAAGACCAGCCGGAACCACCGGCTGGTCATGGAGATTTGTGTCTTTGTCTTCATGTGTCAGAAGTTGAAGGGATTGACGGGCTCCCGGTCCGTAGGCCGGAAGAATATCTGCATGTAGGGAGTCTCTCCGGTGAGAGAGAAGACGGTCAGCTGGCAGTCCTCGATGCGCGTGGGGATGACTTCGCCGGAGGTGGTGGCGTTCCGGACGATGAAGGTCTGGCGGTCGATGATGTCGGTGTCGATACTATTGAGGACGGACTCCCTGGAGTCGATGGGCTGGTCTTCGTAGTAGCCCAGGATCTCGGCCTTGATGGCCAGGGCCCACTCCGGCAGCTTGTAATGCTTCACGAGCTCGACGATTTGGATGAGGTAGTTCATGCTTTCAGTGTGTGCTTTGATGATATGGGCGTCCACCGTCTCCGGAGATGAGAGGGAGACGACCGGAGCCATCCCGAAGAAGTTGATGAACTCGCTCCAGTCGTAGCCCCGGAACATCGACTCCCTCATCCGGAGATATGCTTCGCAGACGTCCGTCATATTATGCCGATTTTCTGGTTTGCTGGATCTGCTTGAACTCCTTCGGGTAGCGCTTGCAGGCCTCCTTCAGAAGCTCGCGGTGATAGAAGTCGGCGATGGCCATCCCTTCCGTCGATTGGAAGATCTTCCAGAGGGTGGTGACTCGCGTGTGCGTGTAGTACTGGAGGCGTTCGCCTGGTGTGAACTGGATCCCGAGTTTGCAGTTGTACTCCGGGACGTCGGTCCAGATGGTGACGGTGTTGTCTTGGTTTGATTTTTCAGTGAAGTCCATGGTCTGGTAGTTGTGCCCGTGGACGTCGAAGTCCACGGGCGGAAAAGGTTCAAAAATTATAATGCTACGACGGCCCGCGCCACGTACGAGACGGACTTGGTGCTGACGGACACGAAGCCGGACGAGAAATAGACGTGCCAGGCGATGAGCTCATTATACTCGGACGAGGACCAGAAGTAACTGGCGAGCGGGTCGCCGTCGTGGGCTTCCAGGATTGCGTTGATGGCGTCCTTTTGCCAGAGCAGGACGTAGGCTTCGTCCCTGGTGAAGAGGCGGCCGCCGGCAGCTTTGGCCAGCTGCTTCGCCTCCGCCCACTCATGATATCGGCCACCGTCCGCGGAGACCAGGTTTTTCGGCTGGATGATGATGTTCAGGAGCGGGACGTACACCCCGCCGTGCTCCTCATCCCAGGAGGGGGCGATGAGCTGGGCGAGGACGGGAAGGCCTCCGGATTCCTCGGTGGCGAAACGTGGAAGGCTCTGGAGGGTTCCTTCCCCGTACTTGTGCTGGAGGGCCGTGAGCCGGTTCCGGGAGATTTGCGGGTTGCTGGCCTCGATGCGGGCCTTGACGAGGGCGAGTGTGGCCGCCTGGACGTCATTGATGCGTGTCTTTTTCATGTTTTTGTGTGTTTATTGGGTTTTTGGATTATACGGCAGCGCGGAAGGTGTAAATCTTTGGATTGGCCTCCAAACGAGGGCTCCGGCGGGTTTCTTCGTTCCAGTAGGCCACCAGGGCGTCATTGTCCAGGATATAGCCCCGGCTCTTCAGATAGTGGCGCTCGGCGTAGGTTCCGGGAGGGGCCGTCCGGATCTTCAGCTTGGTCCGCTGCGGGAGGCCTCTCTGGAGGCGGATCTTCTCATCGAGGCGGGTGGCTCTCCTGGAGGCGGCCGCCTTCTCGATACGTGCCGCCTCCTTTTTCGGTCCGAGCCGGTCGATGGGCTTCTCTCCCTTTTTGAACCAGCCCTTCTCGGAGCCGGGCGGGCATGTTCCCTTGGGAGGGATGAAGCCGTCGCCGCGCTTCCGGTGGTAGTAGATGGACGTGTGGCCGCCTTCGACGGACCGGGCCTTCAGGAACGCCGGCGACTTCTTCAGGCCGAAGCGCCTGGCCAGCCGGTGGAGCGTGGTCTCGCTGATGCCCAGGTGGAAGGCGAGGAACTCGTTCTCGTGGTCCTTGAAGTTCCGGACCAGGTAGTCCAGCTGCTTCGCCTCCAGGTGGATCTTGTTGGCCGGGCCTGGGAGGTCCAGCTGCAGGGCGTGTGCGTATTTATACAGGAGCGGGATGGAGATCCCCAGCTGCTGGGCGAGCTCTTTCTTCGTGGTGTCCGCGAAATGCAGGACCAGGTGCTGCATCTGCTCCGGAGAGAGTTCGATTTTCCTCATTTTGCGGGCGTTTTGGCGGTCTTCTTCCTGGCGGCCGTCTTCTTCTTCGGCTGGGGTGCCTCCGTGGTCTCTGCGGGCTTTTCTGCGGGCTTCTGGAGCAGTTTCCGGGTGAACTCTTCCATCGAGGCCTTCACGGCTTCATCTCCGCACTCCGAGAGGGTCTTCCGGGCCGGAGATGACAAAGTGGAGCAGCGGCGCTCCCGGACTTCCATGTAGAGAGTGACCAGGCGCTCGGCCTTGATCCTGGCGAGCGCGGTGATGGGTTCGGCCGGCAGCGGGGCGATGTGGTTCTTCCTCCGGTACTCCTGCTTGGCGTCAAAGACGCGGGCTCGCTGGAGCACGATGTTCTGGAGGTTTTTCTGGAACGTCGCGGTGTTTTTGATGACTTCCTCGACGGTGATGGTGTGGGTGGTTTCCATTATTTGAAGGATTTGAAGTGTGTCTTGATGTATTCCTCGTTCTCTTCGGGGGTGAGGGCTCCGCGCTGGACCATGGTGACTGTATTGTCGAAGGTGAGGTTGATCTTCCCCTCGATGTATAACAGGCAGAGGATTTTGATGGACGGCTCCAGCTGCTTCCCCTTCCACGGGATCCGGACCCACTCATAGAGCGGAAGCCCCTGGAACCACTCGCGGTACTTCTCGCTGTATTTGGCTATGAAGTCCGCGTAGTCGGTCCGGAAGCGTTCGGTCTGCCATGTGTATCGAAGGAGGAAGCACTCGTTCATATATTATCCGGAAGGTCTTCGTCGTTGATCCCGAAGCTGGGGATGTATGCCGTGGCCGCTGCGCCCGCGCTTTCAGACTCTTCGCTGAAAATCTGGGGCTCGCTCTGGTAGTAGTCCTCGTTGCCCACGGTGAAGTATTCGGTGCCGTTGCGCTTGATGTCCTTGGAGGGGACGCCGTCGTCGTTCGGCTTTCCGACGTACACCTTCCGGGCAGGGTCGAAGATCTGGGGGTTGAAGATGTAGCCGCGGAGCTCGCAGTATTTGAGGAGCTTGGTCTTGAAGTTCCGCGGGTTGTAGAAGGTGCGGCGGGCCGGTCCGATGTATTCCAGGAAGTTGTCGTAGATGACCTTCCTGGGGATGTCCACCTGGTTCAGCTTGGACACCTTCCCGGCCTCCGTGGCGGGGCTGTAGTATTCGTCCGCCCACTGGACAAACTCCTCGCCCACGTCCTGGAGGAGTTTCCGCTTCTCCAGGCGGTCTCCAGGAGCGGCGACGTAGCCGAAACGGAAAAAAAGCCGGAGGCACGTGGCCACCAGGTTCCAGTAGCTGTTCCACTGCTCGGATGGCCACTCGTCGCTGAAGAAGTGGGTGCCGAAGTCGTGGATCGGCTTGTGGGTGGCGTTGTAGTAGTCGGAGAAGGCGATGAGCCACTGGCGATCCTCGAAGCTGGCGCCGTCTCCGGTGGTGGCGTGGTTGGTGGTGAGGTAGATCTTCGGGGAGCGCTCCCAGGGAAGGACGAACTCCCTCTCGCCCTTGGGGTTCACCGGCCAGTCGCCGGTGATGAGGGAGAAGAGTGTCTCGAAGTCGAAGTCCTTCTGGACGTCATCCAGGAAGACCAGGCGCGTCCGTTCATCGACACCATCCCAGACGAAGGACGGCATCTTTCCGCCGCTGAACTCCTTCCCGTTTTTGTACCTGGTGCAGGCCACCACGCGGGCGGCCTCCCCGAGCAGGGACTTTCCGGACCGGCCGTTCGAGGTTCCCACCTCCGACTGCTTTCCGTCCATCCCGATCACGGCCTTCGAGACGCTCTTGGACTTGGCGGTGGCCACCAGATAGCCCAGGGCGGTCAGCTTGGAGACCAGGTGCTGGGCGTTCTCGCGGCGGTCCTGCTCGGTGATCTCTCCGGCGTCCTTCCTCCAGGTGAAGTTGCTGGTGTTCTCCAGGAACCGGAGGAAGTCGCACCTCTTCCCCTCCTCCGTGATGGTGTAGCTCCAGATGCCGTCCTCTTCATGGACGCGGATGAGCTCCGGGAGCTCGGAGACCTCGAAGTCTTTCCGCTGGTTCCCCCAGATAAAGAAGCCGAGGGACGTGTAGGGGATGGCCTTGATGTGCTCGGCCG